CGGAACCTTCAAGCCATCAACGCATGTCTCCATGATTTCTTTAATACGTTCCGCCTCGTCCTCTGATTGTACACTAAAGCATAGCTCGTCGTGAACTGTTAACATTGGCACAAGACCCTCTGCATAGCAGTCAACCATTGCTTTCTTTGTTTGGTCGGCGCTTGAACCTTGGATCAGTTTGTTCAAGGCCTTGTATGTAAAGGCCCGACGTATCATTCCACGGCTACCATACTCTTCTATGGCATCTTCAAGTTTGAGGGCCTTGTTGTAGCCAAATGACTTTGGCTCCCACATGTCGAAGTGACACTTTCTACCCATCCAAGTACGAATAACACCGTTTTTCTGAGCTTGATCCGTGGCTAAATCTGCTATCCCTTTAACGAAAGGCACTCTATCGTGGTACTTTTCTAGCAGAGACTTGGCCTCATCCTCAGTTACATCAAGCACCCCAGCAAGCTTCTTGCGGCCCATGCCGTACATGATACCTAGATTTACAGTCTTTGCCTCTTTGCGTGTTATGCTTGCCAAGTCTGCAACCATTTGATGAAAGTCCGCGTTGCCCTCGTGGTACATTTCTACTACACTATCTATCTGAGGGTGACGGTTAGCCCCAGACAATTGGGCGCAGTAATGGGCAAGCCACCTTGGCTCCTGTGAGGCATAGTCAAAGCTCCCCCACTTGGAGCCTTCTTCTGGTATAAACAAGCCACGAATCATCGCTTTGATCTCTGGATCTCTGGCTGGGATCTGCTGTAGATTCGGATTCGACGAAGAAAATCGTCCGGTAACTGTGCCCCCTTCATCTGTACGAAGAGGGTGAAAATCACAATGGATACGACCATTATGCGCATGTTCAAGAATAGTCTCGACAAATGTTGTATTGGCTTTGTTAAACTCACGAAGACGTACAATCTTTTTCGCAATCGGATGCTCATGGTTCGCAAGAAAAGCCTTTGTAAAGGAGGGCGAATTAGACCCTTGTGTCCTGTTGTAAGAAAGACTCAGACTGTCAAACACCTTTGCTACGGATGCAGCAGCCCACGGCTCCACAAGGATGCCGGTCTCTTCCTTTATTTCTTTAAGTAGAGAGTCCTCGCGTTTCTTGAGTTCCTTCTTTGTCTGCTCTGCTTTGTCGATGTCTACCCGCACACCCTTGGTCTTCATGTCAAGAAGAACAGGCAGCAGGCTTGACTCCAATTCAAAGATACTGGTCACCTCATCTTTGGTAATTTCAGTGCGGAGCCTGTCCCATAACTTCAGTGTAACGGCAGCGTCCTGCTCCGCATACCGTCCCACGAAGCTTGAGTCGAGCTTCCACATACCACTCTTTGGATCAACACCATACATCTCTGCGGCAGCTCGCAGCATCTTTTCGTTTTTCCATTCTCCAAGATACTCGCCTGCCAAAGAGTTGAGATTGTAAAACCTACGGTTCTCGTTCAATAGCGGTGCCGCAATCATCGTGTCGATGATCTTGCCCTGCACCTCAATGCCCGCCCAGCGCAACCATCCAAGGTCATACATAGCATTGTGCATAACCTTCTCAATGTGTGGAGTCGCCAACTGTTTCTTTAGCCAGTTTACCACCATCTTCTCAGGCATGTTCCCGGACTCGTGCCGCACGGGGAAGTAACCAACAAAGTCACCTGCGGCGACTGCGTAGCCAATCACATACCCGTCATTACGACACCATCCTGGTCCCATAGTGGTCAGGTTTGGATCTCTTGTCTCTAAGTCAATCGCTATACGTTCACAGTTTGTGAGGTCAGGGAAAGACGCCGGAGGAGTCCACTCCTCGTCTTGATCAAACAGATCAGCTCTCATCGTTGGTAATCTCCCCGCCCAGTGCTGCATATCCTATGATGTCGGTCCATGAATCATCTTTTGTCATGTCTTCCGCCAGCCTTGCCAGCTTCAACGCTATCATGCAAGCCACAACCTCTTCAGGATCTATGGTGCATTTGATCTGGCCTATGGCTGGATGAGCTTGAGCTAACTTCTTCTCAAGTATGATCGACCACATGTCAGCTATGCGCTGATGGTTCTTGCGGGCAGGACCGTAGTCCTTGGCCCGCGGTCCATTGATGAGTGACTCTGCTTCTCTGAGGAAGTCTTCTCTGGTCTTCATATCTGAAATCCATATTGTGATTGTGATTCGATTATATGTAACGCTTTTTTAGCACGAGTCATGCCCACATAGAACGTCCTTGTTTCGGAGTCCTGATCGTCAGTAACTGCACATGCCCTTGAAGAGTCTAAGATTAGAGCGACATTATCCGCCTCTCCACCTTTGGCTTTGTGAATCGTCGATATCCGAATCCTCGGCTTCCCCGACAAGATAGACTCGCCCATCCGCCGTACAGAAGTAATGTAGATACGTTCCGTCTCTGACACTTTCAGAACTGTGTACCACGGGGTCTGGCTCGTCGCGTCTAGGGAGCATAGGTTCTGAATATCTGTGAGGTTGTAGGTGGCTTCGGGGTCTAGGGATGAAAGTTTTTTTCTGCCAGACTTGCTGATAACGCTTGGCGTTAACAATGTTGAAAGCTTCTTCAGTTCCGCTGCCGACAGATATTGATTTTTGCATAGCCGCAACCACACCTCTATACCGGTTAATACATTTGGAGAGATGGACCAACCGGAACCCTCACGCCAGTAGAGGAATCCTTGATCTTTGAGACTGTTTGCGATCCTATTGGCGATGTAGTTGGTACGAGCAAGAATTAGCCACTCACCGGTTGTTATGTCCACATCAAGGATATCACGATGCCAGACCACAGTGCCAGCTTCTTCTGTCGGAGACCAAACTTTTTGTTGCCTCGTATGTATCTGTTTTACAAGGGAATCTGCCATCTTATGCACAGAAATGGGAAGCCGGTAAGACTTGTCTAAGACCACACGATTGTCTGATGCATTTAGAAAATCAACCACATTTACACCCATCCAAGAGTATATGCACTGATCGTCATCACCCGCGTAGTAGATGCGCTTCGCACAGGGCTTTATAATCTCGTGAACCATCTGCCACTGCATAGGCACAAGGTCTTGAGCTTCATCGACTATCAATACATCTAGCTGCGGGCAGTTGCCCTCTGAGATAAAGTTGTCGATCATATCCACAAAGTCCACTTTACCTGTGTCTTTTTTGTAATCATGCAGAACCTGATCCACCAGCTTCAACTGCTGGTAGTGTAGCCGTCGGTCCGCGGTCCTTGAAAACTGATCTTCGATAGATCTGTTTGTAACCCTAGCCATTTGTATCATGCTCAGATATGCATCACCGCTTTTGCCCGGTGCAAACAACGCACCGTCTGCCATGTTGATTCCGGCATTAGATTTAAACTCAAGGCCCAGTAATTCACCGACCTTGTTGTAGTCCTTGCCAGACATAACCTGCCGTGTGCCAAGTCCTAGAGTCTGAAATGCGAAAGAATGCAGGGTACGGAACCAAATCATCTGGTTCACGTCCATGTTCAGCTTTGTACTAGCCCTGTCTCGTGCCTCTTCCGCGGCCTTGCGGCTGAAAGAAACGAAAGCGATACGCTCCGGTGGAGTCCCGTTCTGAATCTCCTGCTCCACAATGCGGATCAGCCTAGTAGTCTTGCCCGTTCCTGGGGGTCCAAAAATAGTTGTCTCCATTAGAACGGCACCTCATCACCTTTGACACTGATCTTTGGTACATCAATCTCTTGGTTAAAGGCTGGCACCCACCACACCCGCATCTGTTTCAGATCACCTTTGGTTGTGGGAAATCTCTTGTGACCATTCGCAGCACCATCGTTCAACTCTTTTAGTCGTTCCTGTATTTGACCACGCCCGTAGCTGTCGAACTTGTTGTTGCGAAGATGCTTTATCAGAGCTTCTATTTTGAAGTATGTAAAACCATCTTCATCAGTGAACGGTTTACCAAGGGTTAACTCTTCCGCAGATTGTGCCTGAACTCGACCATCGCAAAAGCTCTCCAAAAGATCCATAAACTGGCCCTTATATGTAAGCTCCTCCGGGACTTCAATCTCGCTCATGTCTTCCATCATCATGCCAACAATCGCCTGCCAATCTGCCATCTTCATCAGTGGCGGCATCTTGTGGATCTGCTCCATGCAAGCCTTTTGAAATCTCTGCGGGGTCTGTAGGTCATCAGTGGTAAGCTCAACACGCCCGCCTGCAACATCGCAAAACCACACAGGTGGTTCAGATTTAACTACGCATAACCCTGTTGCATCGATACTCATTGAGCTTGACCCAATGCCGTACTTTTTCGTGCGGCATAAAGCTTTGTTGCAATAGCTCTTCAACGGCTCCTGATCACACGGAAAACCGTATTCTTTCTTTTCATGCTGCTGTTGAATCGTAACAATCTCAGATGCAGGCAAAGGGGAAGGAGTGCAAAACTTGTTGTTGATCTCTTCAAGCCTAGCCTTCCAGCGTTCTGGCTGCTCTTTCTTACACCCCACGGCAGCGGCAAACATCACAGTGTTGCGTGTGCCTTCAGGAATACCCTGCCCAAACATACAGTTCAGGCAGGGTGCCCAATCCTTGAACTCGTCTATTGGATCACCAAATGTCAAACCAACAAAAACATCTGGCTTAACCAACCTGTCATCAACGAGGTCAAGAAACTCCTCTAGTGATGCGGGCTGACCGTCAGCCTTGATTGCATACCGAAGAGACTGTTCATGGTCAAAGTATGGGAGGTTGATAAAGTTACCAACATCCCCACGCTCGACCAAAACTTGTTCTTGTTTTGGAAAAATTTCACAACCGCCATACCCAAGGTATGAGGATATCTCAGAGGCCTTGTCCCTGAACTCCCCCGCGCTCATAAACTCTGTGAAGAAAAAGAATATGTGCGCACCACCAGACTTTGAACGACAGACCACACAAGGGACTCCCATCTTCTGGAGCTTTGCATCTATTGCCTCAAGGTCTAACGGGTACTGGTCAATGTCCAGCGCACCAAATTTGCACTTGTTACTTTCATTGATTGGGATTGAACCCACACCATTGCGTCCGTCTAAATGCCCACGAATGAGATCCAGAGTTAATGGTTTACGGACAATGTACGACTTAGCCTTCTGCTTTCCAGCCCTGCGTTCATTGGATATTTGTGTCTGTCCATGTGCTGCACTAAAGCCTTCAAATGCAGCCATGAACCTTTCATCATAGGTCATAGCCTACCCCTTGTTGGTTTGAGAGGTAAAGTCGGGCGACAGGAGCGGAGCTACCACTCTCCACAACTCTGTCGCCCTATGACGTGCTTTTGTCCTTCTTCAGGCCTACTAACACGTCAATTTTGCGGGAAAATGGAAGGCAAATTTTTATGTACATTCGCCGACATCATTGTCCCTTTGGTGTGCTTTAACCTAAAGAGGCAAATGCACACACCAATCTCCGCACCTAGAAGGGCACGTCATCTGTGGGCTGCTGAGACGCCTGCATTTCGTCAGACGTTCCTGCCTGTGTTTGGATCTCTCCTTTGCTGAACTGCTCGTAGAGTTTCTTTGCCTCTTTGACAGCCTCAGTAGGGACATCATTAACATCCAACTGAGAGAGGGAGTAGTTGAACCACGAACCTTTGTCGTTGCTCTCCTGCACCGTCTTCAGGTTCCAGACAGTCGCCCACATGGGTGGGGTAAACAAACCCTTCTCAGGGTGCATCAGCTTCAAACCAGCACGTCTGGTGTTCCACTGTTTTGCCACCTTCATCTGTGTCTTCTTCATGTCACAGATCATCTGGTGCATGCTCCCGTCCTTACCTAAACCAAGGACAAGGAACTGAGCAGACCTAACAAGCTCGTTACCTGAAGGCAACATCTCGTGAGGCCCATTGCGCTGGGCATTACGAACATCCGGAGAGTCACTATCCAACTCACCAAGAAACCCGCCACCCTGCTCACGCAATTGGAATTCAAGGTATTTCATCTGGTAGGCACACGGGATCACGGTCAAGCCCTCATCTGCTTCCCAAAAATCTCCGGTCACCGTATTGAAGATGTCACCTGCGGAGGCACCCTTGATGTACTTCGCATCTGTCTTCAATAGCTGCGGTGACAGCGGCTGCAAAATCCGCAAGAACGGAATCTGCATATCTTCTACGCCAATGTCCTCCGTACCTGCACCCGCGCTGGCGTACAAATCATCCATGATGTTTGCGGGGAGGGTCTCTTTCTTCTCTGCTACTGCTGTTGCCATGATACTTAGCTCCTTGAAATCTTGGCTTCTGTTCCGACGTAAACACCAAATGTGTCAAAGTCGATTTCTTTACCCGACTCGATACGACCCTTTACCCAAGCCTTCAAAGTCTGTGGGTGGACGTGAGTCTTCTGTGCTGGGTCAAGCCCCTGGTTACGCAGATCATCTAACACTGCCCCAGCCATATTATCCTGCCCTGTATTGAAGGACACAGTGACATCATGCTTGATGATATCGCCCTCTCCAACAGAACGAATCCAAGCAAAAGCTTCTTCTCGCTTGTCATCTGGAATACGCGCATGAACGAACTGGCGGAGTGCAACCTTGTTGCCGTCCACAGTAACGCTATCCATGCCCATCTCTTGCATCAAGGCAGGGATATCTTCCTCGTTCACTTTTCTTTTTTTGAACTTCAGGTCCTTCAGATATTTCTCTACCTTAGAGATTTCCTCATCAACCTTCATAGATTCCCGTATCAAGTTTGAGAGCTTGGAAGCTCCCTCCGTGTATACAGTGTCGAACTTGTTGGCTTCGACTGCCTCATCCATTAGCGAAAACACATCGCTCATCGTACAACTCCTTCTGTACTACGTTAAAGTTTAAGCCCTTCGGCTTTGAGACGGGGGTTATACATATTCAAACGGTGTACTGCAACCCCAAAATGTACACCGTAACTAAACTTCCCACCCGGTGTATGTTTGGCCCTTGTGCTGAAACATCACCCATTGAGGATAATTATCACAATTTTCACAGCTAAAAATGACACGCATACCTTGCCGTCGAGGCGAAGGATTGGACTCATCGTTTTCCTCTGAGTCAGAGCATTGACTGACCATACCATCGTACATGCTAGTAACTATTAGAACATTACTTTCACGCTTGGTTCTCGCGCTTACGCCTTCTGTCCTGCAATATAGCTGCACCTGAGACTGATGCAGATTATTAGACTCGCAGTGAGGGCACTCCATAGCCTCACCTTCAAACCTTTTGTCGCCCAAGAAAACTACGTTGTCGTTCATTATAGGTCTTCCTGTTTTCTTTTAAGTTTATTGTACAGCTCAACGAGATAGGTCATTTGTTTACCTAATGTTCGATGATCTTTTTCTGCCATTTCTTTCAGGTCTCTATAAACCTGTGCAGGAACAGCAACTGATTTCCACTTCTCTGTATCCAAGACCTTGTCTCCTGTTGTATGCTATCTATATAGAACCTATCCTAGAATATTCAATGAGGTCAAGGATAAAATGAAGCCAGCCAAGAAAAATAGTGACGGTAAACGATGTGAGTTAATTGCAGCCAACTGGCTTTTTGCTCAAGAGTGTTATGTTTACGCTCCTCTCTTAGAGCAAGGACCAGTGGACTTGATTGCCATAACTGCGACTGGTCACACTCTTTTGTTCGACGTTAAGAAAGCTGGACGCCGCAAAAATGGATCAATCATTTCCCGTTTGCTCACCCCCGCGCAACGAAAGCTTGGCGTCCGTCTTCTCTATGTTGACATGGAAACACTCGACGTTGCGTTGTACCCTTATCAGCTTGAGAATAGGTTCAGAAGCAAGCACAGCCAAGCCTGCTCCTTGACTGCTGAGAAGCATGCTTCTAATAGGCATTTCGGCGGGGGTTCAGTTCCAACCATTGACGGGCTTGTTCACCCAAAGTCTTCGCCGAAAGATCAATCTTCGCCCGAAGAGACTTAACGATGTGTTCATCAACAGAGCCTTGAGTGACCAAATCAACGTATGTCACTGAATGTTGTTGCCCGATACGATGACAGCGGTCCTCCGACTGCACCCTTGTCTCCAAGTTAAAATCGTTGGCGTAATACACAACATTGGTTGCTGCTGTGAGAGTCAGTCCATAGCCTGCGGTTTGCGGGTTCGCAACAAAGAACCTTGCACCGCCGTGCTGGAACTTCTGGATTGCATCCTGCCTTTGGTCATCCGTTGTGTCTCCAAAGTATGTGACAACACTGTCTGGGCCATGCACCTTTGATAACTCTACTGCTATCTTCTTGATGTCGTACCTGAACCTCGACCAGATGATGACCTTACCTGTCATCTCATCAACGGTCTCCATGAGAGCTTTGATCCTGTTCGTGGGGAACTCTACCAGTTCTCCATCATCTGTCATCGTGTGCCCACACAACACCTGCTGTAGCCGCAGAAGCTGCGTCATCACTGATGGTGCAGTTACCAGCTCGCCGTTATCCAACAGCGCAATCGCCGCGTTTTTCAATGACATATAATAGTTGTGCTGCTCATCGGTGATGAACACCTGTCTGGTTGTGTACACCTTGCTGGGCAGATCCAAAGCTTCATCTTTGGTGACGCGGTAAGAAAAACCTTGGAGCTTTTCGGACAGCTCTTCCAGATTTCTGTACCCAACCACCTGCTGAAAACTGTGATTGCCCATACGTTGTGTCCTCGTGATTGCGTACCTACCCTGAAAGGCATAATACGATGCTAAACCCAGGCACTCTTTTTTCAGGAATTCGCACTGAGAGTATAGGTCCATTGGTGACTTTGTCACTGGAGATCCCGTAAGGATTCTGCGATATCGGGCTTGCTCTCCAAGTTTAAGCAAAGCCTTAGTGCGCTTGGCTTTGGTGTTCTTGATAGTGGTTGACTCATCGATAGCAAAAAGAACATCAGCGCCTTTTGCGAACATCCCCACAAACTTCGGCAGCTTCGCAGTTGCAAAGCCTTCCACGTTTGCCAACAGGATGCGCAGGACTTGACGCTCCGTAGTCCCTTGCGAGAGTCTTTCAGCCTGCTTTTTATTGGGACTCGCATTCCATACATAAACCTCGTGCGGTATGTCTTCTGGAAAGTGAGTCGGTATCTCGCTAGTCTCCCAGTTTCGATACACGCCTTTTGGCGCAATGATAATTGCCGTGTCGATTTTGCCCTGCTCATAGAGCCAGACGATGTTGTCGATAAGCACCTTGGATTTACCACAGCCCATCTCCATAAAATATCCATAGTATTCCTTATCGTGGCTCCTTACGAGCGCCTCATGCTGATGCTCGTAGGGTTCCGTCCTATAATTAAACATGCTGATCCTATTCTTGGTGGGTGCCGTCATCTGTTAAGATGGCAAGCTTGGCTGTCTCAAGATAAAACAAAATATCAGGCACACTGCTCTGTGTTGTCATCATCTTGATCGAACCATCCTCCGCTTCTCCCAAAATAACCACGTCCTGTAGAGTCTTGCCAGCTAGTTCGCAGACATCGGGTACAGGATGTTTCTCAAACGTAACTGTCTTGTTACCGCTCAAGTAAACCACGTTGTCATTGTCTCTCGTATCGTCGGTCACTGTCTGTGTTCCCCTTTTGATTTCTCATGTCTATGTAAACATCCAAACGCTTGCGCGTCTGCTCTGCCTGCTTATACAAGCCTGCGGTCAACAGTTCTGTCAACTCCTCATCCAGAATCCGAATGATACGGTTCAGCCCTTCAGAATTCTGTTCCATGCTTTCTCCACCGTTTCCTTATGCTCATCGTCGTAATCATTGCCGTAGTCCGTCATGTACTCTAACTTCTCCATGACAACGCCTTCGATAATGGATACCGCTCGACTCCATTCCATTGATTCTTTCTTCGACATTTCATTATCCGTCGTGAGGATCGTAGGCTCCCACTCCGACGGCATTGTGTCCTTGCTCATTGAATTAACTCCATCCCCGATCTGCAATCCACACACAAAACATTTGCTTCCTTTGAGAACTGAGGAGCAGGCTGGACATCTGCCAGCAGATAACCTCTCTGCCCAAGTTCCATCACCTTGCTGGATCAATGCATTATCTCCTCTTCCTCTTCTTCATCATCATCTTCCTCTGCGCTCATGCTCGCAGCCATCAGTGCTTGGGCGGTAACCTTCGTGACTCTGACCGCATCATCCGAATTACCAGCCAACATCAGCGAGAAGCCCGTAGTCAGGAATAGGTAACCTGCAAAGTCCGCATCAATATCCATCTCAGCAAGAACGGACATCGCCTTGTTCAAAGCCTCGCTCGCCTTCTTGGCCTGCTCTTTAGTCGGTCCTTCTTCAAAATCTTGGGACATAGTTTATTCCTTCCTTTTCAAGCTCTCTGAGAGTCTGCAACTTTCTGGATAGAAAAGAGCAATCAACGCCCTTCCATTCGTAATCATCAATCATCTTGCGGAGCTTTTTTATCTCCGGTCTCACAGCCATGAGTCTTGCATCACGATCAGCGGACCACGGTCCTTTAAAAATCACAGCTTCCTCCCTGACAACAATCATCAATCACAACATGACATCCTACACACTGAGTGTGCCCGTGTACTTCCACACGATCTTTGCTCCCACAGCGTGGGCATCGCCCTCCATAGGACATCTCTTGCTGATGCTCTTTGGCTAAAAGTTCATCTCTTTTGTCGGCTATGACATGGTGTCTTCTGATGGCCTGCCAATTTGGATCTCTCTGTTTCACAATATCTCCTCCTAATCATACCCCCACCGCTTTGGGGCAGAGTACGCCTCTTCAACGTGCCCTGCACCTCCTAGCGATTGAACAATTTCGGTTGTCTTTTCTACCTCTTCGACCCTTGCATCTTCATCCAGTGCCGGGATGTAATCAGCGTGAAGCCAGCGCCGTAGTGCCTCTCTTGTGCGGCTTCGCCCCAAGTCATCTCTATACCATTTACTCTTCACCATCCTGGATACCTATCCTCATGCAGACCATTTCCTCATTGAGCGGCATTTGATCCTCCCAGTGGTACTCAGTCGCCGCCACATGACACTGGGCTATTGTATCATAAAAGCCCAGCGCCTCATGGTTGAGGGTGTTGTGTTCTGTCAATGAGATCACAAGCAACACCCATTTAATCATCGTTTTCTTCCTCCGGCTGCACGTCCTCTTTCAGAACGTAGTCCATCCAAAACGCCCCCTGTTTTTTGGGTGGCGCAAAACCAAACGTAACTTCCATGACGTGGAGCGCAGACTCAAGATTTCTAAGGTCTGAAATCCAAAGATCATTTGTCTCTACGATTGTATTCTTCATATCCTTCAGCTCATTGCGAGCCTTCAGCATAGCTATACGCATATCCCTAGTCATTCTCTTACCATTCATGGCGCTCATACCATGTCTCCTTGTCTTGTTTTATATTTACGCACATTGTTTCCAGACAGTCTGTATTTACGCCGCTGCTTCTTCTGCTGATCTGTCATCTCAGCACTGCTTTTGCGCAGCTTCGCTTCTTCGTCGTCGGCTGTCGGTGCCGCACTGAACGGCACAAACATGGTCTTCAGGGGCTTGTCTTTATCTCGCCCCTCGTGGATCTCAGGATAGATAGCGACGAACACGCCTGCTTTCTCCTTGATTATCTGCACCGACAGGTTTTGGATATCGACCCACGTCTCCTGCCCACGCAACCGATAGGGCTTGTTCTGCAACAAGTTGTCTTCGGTATAATAGCTGTTGTTATTGGCGTTTCTCATTCTTCTTCCTTGTCCTCTACATGGTCTGACCAGTGTTCTACGGCCTCATCATATACATCCAGATTATGCGCACCGTGACGAGCGGCCCACGAATCTCGACTCATCCACATGGCATCTTCCTCCATGTCCATCAGCCAACCCTTTACC